GTGATAGCCGCTCCGCAAGCGGTGCAGGTAAGCCCGGTAACCGCTGCGCTTCTGCCAGTGCCGCCCCTGCTGCCTTCCTTGAATGTATAGCCGGTCAACTTCTGGATATTCACGCCGCCCTTTTCGAGGGTCTCGATGTCGATGTTGCGAAGGCCGGGCAGCAGACGCTTGATGCCGTTGTTCAGGCAGTTGGTGTACGCGGCTTTTTTGACGTCGTTTGCGTCTACCTGGTCAGGGCCTTTGTGTTTGGGGTTTGCCGAGCCGTCCCGCAGGGTCGCTTGCCCGGTGAAAAATTCGTCCCTGCCCGAGCGTGAACCGTCGCACTCTATTTCCGTGCCCCCCATTCGGAAAACCATGCGATAGGTGAAGGACGGATACCCGTCGTCAAGCTCGCGCTGCACGTCGAGAATCTTCCAGCCTATGCCGAACAGCCTGGCAACCTTTGTTGCGCCGCTCTCCTGCAAATAGGGCTTGCCGCCGATAATCACCCAGTCGTGGGCGGTAGTAATTTTGATGGCTGCCATCATCATCTTGTTGAGGGCTGCGACGAGCTTGTCCGCTCGTTCCGCCATGACAATAATGGCGTCAACGTCGTAATTGGCGATGTCATCAGGCAGCACTGTTATCATGCTGGTACTTTCGTTAATTTGCTCCATGTGTTACCTCCTGCTCTTTGTCGTTATTGGTATCATCCTGGGTACCGCCTTCATGTTCGCAGTCGCACCGCTCGCCGGGGTCGAGTGCTGCGCCGCAATAGGGACAGGTTTTATAGTTCACTCTTGCTCCACCTCCTTTCCAAGATACAAAATGATTAGATGTTGCATACCGGCCTGCATGGTGTCAAAGCCAGCGGCGCGGAACGCCTGTTGCAACTGGTTAAACACCGTCTTTGACAGCCTGCACTGAATACGGGATGGCAGACGGCGGCGGTCTGGTCTGCGGGGTGCTGAGAGCGTCCTCTGAAATGCGTTCTCTAACATCTGCTCGGCGTCGCTGACGAGGCGTATGCCATACTTTTCCGGATTCTCCACCTTAGAATTGAGATATTTGTCGTATCCGGGATACCGCTCGCGTACTACCTCTACGACCTGGCTTGCATAGATACCGTGCTCCTCGCGGAATTCTTTGATGTGCAACATTTGTAGATTGCCTCCTTTCTCGTTGTTATAACGCCATTGCGCTGCTCAGCATTAACAGCCCTACGCCGCTTAAAATGACGGCTTGTCCGAAGTCCGAAATTCCGGGAGCGCAAAGGACTAAAATAAAGCCGATGACGAATTGAAGGGGAACGATTACGTTCCGGGCAAAGGTCTTGATGTTCCAACGGTAGCGTCTCATATTTTTGCACCCGTCGCCGTGCGCCGTCTCCCCCGGCGGCGCACGTTGGCCATGGTTGTACGCTGCCCGATTTCGGCGCTGTACTCAAGGCGTTGGTTAGCATCCAATTTGCCGGTTCGTCCACGGGCGAGTTCCTTTCGTATACAGGTCTGGCTCGCGCGCAGAAAAAAGCTGATGTCCTCAATCCTGTCGCCCTGAGCATACAGGCGTTCTATCTGCCGCCTGTCGTCGTAGTTCAGAATTTTGTACTGCCTCACGTTTTTCCCTCCTTTTATGCAAAAATAGAGTGTAAATAAGCATTTGTCTTATTTGCACTCTATGTTACAATTCGCAAATATTAAGAAAGGCCATTATTCTCGTTGACAACCTTGACACGCGGTGTTACAATAATATACTGCGTTAGCATGGTAAATTGCGGGGATTGGCC